TGCACGGCAAACGGGGCAATGTACACTCTGCTCTAGCCACGAATCCACGCATTCACGGTGGAATTGGTGAGCACAATGGAGTCGGCGCCACTGATGAGAATTTTCACGTTCAGCATACGTATGTTCCTGGCAAATAGCACAATTGACATCTGTGCCAATCGTAGAGCCTTCCACAACAGTAGAACCAGCATCAATCTGTGCCGGCGTAGCTACAACATCTACCTCGCGCCAAAACCCACGATTGCCGACAGTCGTGGTAATAGGAACATCAATCCCGCCAAGCATAGCACCGGTAAGAATATTAAGGAAGGAGTTAACGTCATTGCCAGTTGTAGGTGTTGTGAGATGTAGAAGTTCATTTGCGGTGATAAAGTTATTCGGATTTCTCTGACGCTGTGGAGGCGGAGGCGTATAGTTTGTAGTCGTAGGCTCCGCTCCTGGTGCTGCTGCCGCAGTGCGGGTTGTCTGACCAGATGGTAGTTCTACTGTAGTACGTCGACGAATCTGTGCCTGTGGCGTCGCAGGCGCAAGAGGGATTTCCATACGAATATTTGTCGAGCCAGTGTTGCCAGCAAAGGCGTTGTTGAGCGCAGTTAGAATATCAGGGACGCCGACGGGCGGCGCAACAACGGGTGCCGCTGTACGCGAACGATGCCATTCATCAAATGCGGCACGCCGTGCCTGTGACATATACATATTATAGATGTGCTGTTGGCGTACAAAAGTAGGTTGAAACAGATGTCCCATACGGTGGCGGAAGTAAGCCACCATTTCGTTGGGAAACATTGTTTCATCATAAAGCAACTCGGGCATAAAATTGTGGAGTTCATCTAGCATAGAGAATCCATAGACCGTTTGATATTGTTGGGGATTGTAGGTCATTGTGTTGCTATTCAGCATTATAGATTTAAATTACTTCAATTTTAATTCTTTAGACGGTTGGAAAATTTGAAGAGTCTAAAGTATCGATTATAAATAATAAGAAGAACATACACAAATGACAGAACTGTCGACGACGATCGGCTTGGCAAATTTAGGAAACACGTGTTTTCTAAATGTTGTTCTACAGGCACTACGTCTATCATATCCACTCTGTGATATATTTCTAACAAATACAATCGAGCCCCGTAAGGGGACAAATAAGAAGTTACTGTTGGAAGCTTTTCAAATACTTATACGAGATTTCTGGAAGCATTCGCTACCGGCGGGCGCCAAGCCTACGTTGAATCCGCGCGGATTTCACGATGCATTTCTACGGACGATTCACGACTGTGGCGATGATTGGCATCGGTATGGACAGCAAAGTGATGCGGCGGAAACAATTCAGTATATTCTAAACGGTATTCACGACGCGATGTATAAAAATGTTATTATGAAAGTGATTGGCAATGCTACAAATAAGGAAGAAGAGGCATATGTAAAAGCGATCGAATCGTGGGGCAAATTCTTTTGCAAAGAGTACTCACCAATTATTGAACATTATAATGGACAGACGCAGACAGAGGTGATTTGTGAGGCATGTAAGGCAGTAAGCACGCGTTATGAGCCGTGGTTGATGTTGAAGGTTCCTTTGCCCGGTGGCGAAATGCCAAATCGTACTAAGATTGACGCAACTCTTACAGATTGTCTCAATCTGGCGTTTGCAGATGAAAGTTTGGATGATTACCAATGTGACGTGTGTAAGACTAAGGGTAAGGCAACGATTAGAAATCGTATTTCTCGAGTACCTGATATTATTATTCTAACATTGAAGCGGTTTACAAATACGATGCAGAAAGTTGCGGGTAAGGTTGTGTGGGATATTAACGCATTTGATTTCCGCCCATGGATGGCGTTCAAGGGCGATCCATTCAATCGTATGTATATTCCGCCTATTTACGAGACAACTGCGCTTATTGAACAGCAGGGGTCTTTCCGAGGCGGTCATTATAGAATGTATGCGAAACAGGAACGGCAGTGGTATGAGTATGACGATAATGATATTCGGAATGTACCCGGTGAAACCGCATCAAATTGTGATACCTATATCGCATTTCTATCACGTAAGAATCTAATTGAATCAACCGATGTAGCAATGCGAAGCCATATTCAAACATTACGGGCGAATCAAACTGCAAAGAAGCGGGCAGCAGACGCGTAAATAGTAAATAAAATGAACTAAGTAGAGGCAATATGAACTTTAATTCAGCCAGATCGGTTCTGCCGTCTATGAATACGCCGAAGACAAATATAGTCGGCAGTATTTCTGGTGCTTTTTTAAACCTATGGATTGTTGGAGCTCTTGTTGTAATTGTAGCCGTTTTATGCTATATTTACTATAGAAATATCGGTTATTACATTGATTTAGGCGTTAAGAATATTAGTAAGATTATACGTGGTCGTGGAACGGTAAGTGCCGAATTTGGCACCGCTGATAATATGGGCGCCCCTGGCGATCTGACCGCAACCTTGAAGCCTATGAAGAATGAAGATTCTCCACCCCACCCCGATTTACCGAGCCCAGCAAATCGCCCGTCCGGTATGCCTGGCGCGCAATCGGGTCAGCCTGGCACGTTTATATCAGGTATGCTCCCGCACCCGAATTTCAGCACCGACGGCAAGCAGGTATTTAATGTGAGCCGTAACATTTACACGTTTCACGATGCGGCAGCGGTGTGTGCTGCGCTCGACAGCGACCTTGCGACCTACGACCAGGTAAAGGCTGCATACGAGAATGGTGCCGATTGGTGTAACTATGGCTGGGTGAAGGGACAGATGGCGGTCTATCCTACGCAGAAAGCAACCTACGAAAAGCTCCAGAAGGGACACCCGCAGTACCACAATGCGTGTGGTCGCCCAGGTATTAACGGCGGTTACTTTGACAATCCCGAGCTCCTTTTTGGCGTGAACTGCTTTGGCGCCCGCCCTGCCAAGAACGCAATGGATGAGCTGAATAATAGTGAAGTTGCGCTTCCGCCGACAACGGACGAACTAGAGTTCGAGAAGCGTGTCCAGAAGTTCCGTGATCAGCTGGATGATACTACAGTGCTGCCGTTCAATAAGAACTCGTGGTCTTCTTAAGTGTAAACAATAACGATTATCATTGATAATACATATTGTTAATGCCGTCGCCCCTTAGAACTCTTCCGTATACTCATACTGATTGCTATCTACATATTCACCCTGTTCATCTTCTACAATAATTTGTGCATCAACAAGCACATCAATTTCACGCTGGACATGCGCCATAAGTATAGATTCCATTCCTTTGCGCCAACCTGGCAAATCCATTTCCCACGTACGCACAGGAAGACGAGCCCAAAATGCGATCCAGTTCTTAAAACAACGCACTTCAATCCATTCCTGCCACATTAATTCTACATCACGGTTCCATTCGGACGGATATGCTCCAGATGGGTGTGTTTTATAAATATTTACATCTTTATATAATTTCATAGTACACAATGCGCTACACATACTACGACGGAATGCCTTTTCGGTCACTCCTAGGTTTAGCCGTTTTTGTTTCAATAGATCGATAAATAAGTCTGACATTTCCATAATTGTTTCTGCTGGCGTTCCTTCGTGTTCTTTTTCCTCAACAAGTGTGTGAAACCATTGTGTAATTTTATTATATTTGAGTTTTCGTTGTATAGTATTTAATAAAAATGTATTCATCGCCCACCAATCCACAAATAAGTTCTAGTATTACGTCGGAGGTTTTTTATATCCGCTGTCCGCACCACCTCCGCTAGCACCAAGCACGGTCTTTTTGAGGTAGTCGGTCGTTTTAGACCCACGATGATTTTGTAAGAAATCTAGAATAGCGTTGGTCTCATCGCCGCTCCTGACAGGATGTGCCGTATAGTAGGCGTGAAGTTGCTCCTCTAGAAAACCCCAATTAAGTGGGTTTGCTTGAACACGTGAGGCGCGCTGTAAAGTAGCACCGTTGATTTGGAGGACAGCGTTTTTCATACCTGTAGATTCCAGATTTGTAAGAATCTTGGTTTCATATTGCCCGCGCATTGAGCGTGCATTGCTGACTTGTTTGTTTAATGCCTCGGCAAGATTATCAAAATGAACATAGTGCCGGACAGCCTCGATAAGATCTTTATTCGCAGTCCCAGTCGCCATCTTACCTGCGACGGGTGTTTTTCTTTGCCTTACGTGCCGAACGACGGTTTTTGCGCGACATATTCTTAAAGGCGTTTGTCAGGTTTTGGCTAGCTGGAATAGGCATATTTATAAATCCAGGTGCTGCACGTGAGGGGGCACGCATACTCTCTTCCCGTGCTTTAAGATTTGCTATTGCCTTTAACCGTGCCGCTTCGTCCGCTACCAGCTTTTTTACCCGTGATGCTTCGTCTGCTATGATCCTTTCGTGATATGCTTTAATGTTAGCAGCAGTTTGAGCATCTTTTTTACGTAATTCGGCAAGCACTTGTGGCTTAAGGGCTTTAGGCATAGCGGCAAAGCGTGCGGCATCTTCTAAGTAGCAAGCTTCACACTCACCGGGTATCATTGGACGGTACGCCATATCTATTATGAAGTATGTTTTTTAGGCTATAGGGTCATTACGATTTGTATATTTCCAAATAAAACCTTTGTATGTTTTGCGTTTTCCATTACACGCTGCTGAAATGGTACTTTTATGTGTATTCATAGCATTCGCAGCAACAACGCATCCATCATAAGTGTTAACTAAAATTCCGTCTAATGTATATTGCAATACTTTGTATTTTTTGTTAGACTCACTTAAATTTTCTTTCATTTCTTTGCTTTTTACCACACCAGCGAGAGTTTTGCTGATTTTTTCTTTATGTTCTGTAGTTAATGGTTTTCCAAGACATCCATTATTTGGTATTATTTCTAATCTAGCAAATTTGTCCTTTAATGTCTTAGATATCTTCTTTTTTGTATCTTCGTGTTGCTTTCCACTATTACCACCTTCTCGTAAATTATAACCGTTGGGAGAAATTGTATTATATTTTTTCATATAATCTGTTTCATACCAGTTAAGATCTTCGTCAAAACATACACATATTAACTTAAATTCAAATGCATCTTTTCCATATTTTTTAAGAGCATGTGATAAATATCGGCAATTGCTCGTTTTCTTCAAGTGTTCCCGCCATCGTTCTTCTAAATCTTTTACAGTTTGACCTATATATGATTTTTTGCTTTCTTTATGAGTAATTTTGTATATATACCCCATCTTACCCTTGATGAATGTTTTTGTATATAAACGCAACCGGGGTTTATCATTTTTTAGGCTATATAATAGGCTAAAAAAACAAGGGAGATAGTGTCCACCAATCTCTTAGAAAGAGATGCGGTCGAATGTAGGATTGAACTACAGACTCCCAAGTGGTTGCTATATGGTAATTTCCATATAAATAACAGCTTGGTGCTCTACCACTGAGCTATACGACCAGAATAAGAGCAAACACGTCCCGCGAACCTGATTTGAACAAGTGACCTAAGGAAGACATTGCTAAGCAGTTTGCTAAAAACTACAGTCCTCCGCTCTACCATCTGAGCTATCGCAGGGGTTTTTGTTTTTTTGAGTTTTTTTAAGTTTTTCTATTTTTATGGTTTTTGGACTGGGGGTTTTTCAGACATTTTTATGGTTTTTTAAGTTTAGGGTGGAAAGGTATAGGAAGGAAGTGTTATATATTTTTGGAGTTTGTGTATCAGCAAGCCATTTACGCCTTCACCGGCGCCGCCACCGCCGCCTTCAGGTAGTGGGGCTTCAGGTAGCGCTGGAGGTTGAGGATCTTCAGCTCATCCGTCTCCTTGAGCGCAAGGAGCTTGCGCAGCGCACCATCCGCCTTGATGATCTGCTTCTCCATCAGGTTGTGGTCCTTGGCGTACTTGCAGACCGCCGTCGTGACCGCCGAGCGCGAGAGCAGGGAGCCCTTCGCGACACCGAGGAACGTGCAGAGCGAGTCCGAGATGGGCGTCGGCTTCGTGAAGACCGACTCCTTCTTGGGCGCAGCCTCACCGCCCTCCGTCACGGCGGCAGCGCGGCGGCGGCGACCCTTGGACGCCTTCTTGAGCTCGCGAGGGATCTGCTTCTCGAGCTTCTTCATGTCCGACAGGACGGCGCCGAGCACCGTACGCAGGGAGTTGACCTTCTCCACAAGGGAGTTGAAGTCCTTGACGACGTTGACCTCCTCGGCAACGGCGGCAACGGCAGGCGCCGCAACGGGGGCAGGCGCAGGCGCCGCAACGGGGGCGACAACCTTGGCGGCGGCAACGGGCGCAGCCGGCGCGGCGGCGGCGGCAGTGGCGGCGGCAGTCTTCTTGGCAGGGGCACGCTTGGCAGGGGCAGAGCTCATTGTTGTTATATGTGTGACCGAGGAGTTTTTTGGCTCAATCAAACGCGGGGGAATACTTAGCGTAGTTACAAATTTTAATATCAATCAATTTTGTTCAACCGGAGGGTGAAAAATGACGAAAAAAGCGCGGAAAAAAATCTTTTAAACCGTTAGAGAGATGGAAAACTCTTACTCAACATGTAAAAATATAAAATCAAAGCGGACCCCCAAGACCCGTTGCCCAAAAATAGCTACACACGGAGACTATTGTGGTATACACTATAAAAATCCACACCCCTGGGTGCAGACAGTAGTAAGTCCAGGAAGAATCCGCCGTATAACAAAGCAAGCCGCGGAGAAGCTTGCCGCCGCTACAGCCGCCGCCAAAATACAACAATGGTTCAGGGACAATATAGGACGGCATAATGTAAGACATCGCGGTCCCGCCTATTACACCCGTTCACTATGTATTAATGATACGGACTTCTTCTCCACCGATCCTATCAGCGATATCAGCGGAAACCTATTTTTCTCCTACAAAGATACAAAACAGCATATCTATGGATTCGATTTGCGGTCTATAAACACCTTGATTACAAATAGCACCGACGACGAAAAAGTCGAAAATCCGTTCAATCGCGACCTAATACCATTGTTAGAAGTCAGGAAAGTTCAGAAGATCGTAAGACGGCGAACAGCGCACGGCAACACAACGGAGTGGGCAAAACTTGAGCCGTCGACACCGATACAGCAGTATCGTATGAAAGTGGTCGATCTATTTCAAATCATCGATGAGCTGAATTATTATTCATCACCCGAATGGTTTCTCAATCTAACCCTTGAAGAACATATGAAATTCTATCGGCAGATTTATGCGATATGGAACTATAGGGCAAATTTATCACCGGAGCAAAAACGGCAGATAGTACCAAATTATCTAACAGGTCTTTTCAAGTATTCCCCCTTTGTTATAGCAACATTCCCGCTAGAGCGTATACAAAAAATTAATATGGGGGTCATTCGTGCTATGATTACATCGGCAACGGATAGAAATGATAGAATTTTGGGCGCAATGTATATCATAAGTACATTGACTCTTGTCAGCGATTCAGCCCGACAAGCATATTCTTGGCTATATGAAAGTGTTGTAGCACAGGATGATATGGACGCCTTGCCTCCAACAGAGCCTCCAAGATTTTTCGGATTAGGAGGATGGTTTGCAGATATACTTAATTTGACTGCCCCGCGAGCTATGCCACCGCTACTACTACCTCCACCGCAAACCTAGAATTTTTCAGCACCGGGCGGATAAAAATTGACGCCCCTTTTTTCCACATTGCAATTCAGCATTCCCCTCTTGTTATTACTCGCTAACCAAAAGTAACAACAACTCGCTAAGCAAAATGTCTGCCCCTGTAACTGCCGCTAAGTTCTCCCTTTCCAACCTTAAGGTCGATCCGACCAAGAAGGGTCTAGATAACTCGCCGGCGGCGATTGTCTATCTAAGCTACAATGGCGGCAAGCTCCGTGTCCAGGCTCCGCGTATGCCGGTACCGTTTGACTCTGGTGACTACCAGGGCAACGGCAAGTTCAAGCTGAATCTGGACTTCAAGAACCGTGCGACCAGCCCGAAGCTAAATGCGTACTATGATATGCTCCGGGCGATTGACGATTACGTCATTGACCAGGGTGTCAAGAACTCCAAGAACTGGCTAGGTCTGGAGAAGGTAAGCCGTGAGACGGTGAGCGCGCTCTACACGAAGAGCATCCGCGTCAGCAAGGACAAGCAGGGCAACGACCGTGCTCCTGTCCAGTCGGTTGCTATCAAGAAGAACTACAATACTGGTGTATTTGACGCCGCAATGTATGACGACCAGGATCGTAAGATTGAGGGTGTCACGCCGATGGAGGTGCTTCGCCGTGGTGCTGAGGTCACGTGTATTCTGGATGCGACCAGCATTTGGGTTGCCGGTGGTAAGTTCGGCATCAGCTGGAAGCTCCACCAGGCGCGTGTAGACCAGGCGGCGGAGACCGGCTCTAGTGCTCCCGCGTTTGTCGACGACGATGATGATGATGTGCCTGCGGCTGCGCCTTCTCAGTCTGCGTTTGTTGCCGATGACGAGGCAGAGGCTGAGGAGGAGGAGGAGGAGGAGGTCGTTGAGCCGGTACCTGCTCCTGCGCCGGCTCCTGCACCGAAGAAGGTCGTGAAGAAGGCTGCTCCCCGCGCTTAAACATACAAACATCAAAACACTAAAAAATAAAAAATCGAATACATAAATAAATGGAATCGAAACCGGCTTGGGCGTACAACTGGTGCTATTTTTTCGCTGGAATGGGTATTGTAAGCTTAATTACCGCTGTATTGGGACTGACACTTTACAAGAAATTAGAAACACCCTTGCTTGTAGCATCGCTTCTAGCTGCACTAATACAGGCGGCAACCGCGTTTACACTTTTTTATATGTGCCGATCATCGCTACGACCCGATATTTCTTATTGATATATTGTAACCAAGTTACACATTATCAACAAAGTATAAGTTTATACTGAGCCGCCACCTAATGAATTAGCATTAGCCGGAGAGTTACGCACAAAGCCCTGTAGCGTAACCGACGCGGAGCATCCACTTGTCGTATTGCACGCTGGCGTGGCTCCAGGATTAGCATTTGAGTTGGTCTGACCGATTAAGAATCCACCCTGAATAATATCAGTATAGGTCTGTCCAGAAGGACCAGTTCCACGCGAACCATGAGAAGGCGCCTGTTCAGCGTTCTTAGTCTGCGGGTTGTACGAATATTGGTCATTTTGGCGCCACGAGAAAAGGGCAAGTTGCTTACGGCGCGCGGTGGTGAGACTGGCAGAAAAGTCTGTAGTAGGCATGTTCTACGTAGGTCCAACATTTTCTATGGAGCTAATGACCCTCGAAACATTGATGGAGGTATACAGGGTGCTACATAACCAGGATTGGGTACTGACACAGGACACGGCGGGGGCGGAGGTAAAGGCGGAAAATACTGCGCAAAACGCGTTGCCGGGTTATATGGATTATTGGCGGCAAGTAAAACTGTAGTTTGAATACTAAGGGTGGTCGCCGACGCTGGTGTAGGTATCACCTCAATATAAGGAACGTTATTGCTATCACCGGATTGAACCGCTACCGGCACATTATTGACGTACATAAGTTGACATTGCTGCTGTTGCATACGCGACGATTCTGGCAGGTTCTTATAAGCGTTACCAACATCTATAAAACCAGTTGCCGTCGATACAATACCCGGTACGGGAGGACAATACTGTGTACCAGCAGGTAATGTAGGTGGGCGCGGATATCCTCCACGTTTGTATGCGTTGTACATAATACAATCTTCTAATCTAGTGGATTATATGTTTATTAAATAGGGATGCCTTCCGCAACGCCGCCGAGTGGAATCATAGTCGATATTTTATCCTATGCATTTTTTCTATTTTTCGCGGTTACGGTTATATCATTTATTGTTGGAATGATAAAGTCACAATCGTGTTGTAAAGGCGAGCAGAATGCGTATGAGCATTTTGAGGATGTCAATCCTGTTAATAATCATATATATACATCACTTACAAATATGAATGCGACATTTGATAAATATAACCAGAATTTACAAGATACAATTGATAATACGGGAAATATGAAGGCGCAAACGTGTTCTATTTATAAAAGTGTACACGATAAATTTGTGAAGAGTAAAGCCGCCGAAGTCGCCGATCAATCCGAATATCAGTTACCAAGGGAACAGCAGCAGGCACTACAACGGACGCGCGCAAAAAACGCCGAGTCTACATGGGCAAATCAAATAGCACTCTATCTGTATCGTCATAAACAGAAAGGGATGCTAGATTGTTCGCAGGTTACTGCGACCGCTGCATCCGCTGCAGAGGGATTCCAGGATAGTAATGAAATAGCTCCTGCGACATTAAATAACCTATCCCAGAATCTAGAAGGAAAACTAAAGATCTTCTCACAAATGTTAGAAAGTCCAGTTGTACAAGAATGGCTCAAAGATTGTACAGGAATTGAAGGAACTGCAAATTATTTGAATATGTATATTAATAATACACAAGTAACTGCTGAAATAAATAAATGTGAATCTGATTATAAGAAAAATATTTCAGATTATAGTACAAAAAGCGAGGAGGACCAGCAGAAAGATAATAATAAGGCGCAAGCTACTTGTAATCTTCAATATGGCGGACGGTTAGAAAATTTTCAGAATCAACCTTATGTAAATAATAAGTTTAGTTTTCCTGTACCTTATGCTACAATAGGACTTACTTCGGAACAAATAGGATACTATACAGTACTCTCGCAGGCGCAGGATCTGTTAACAAAGTTTTCTACGCAGGTTGGCAATATTTATAAAAATGCAATGGCAGCTTACACACGGATGAATAATACAAATAATACGTTCATAGCTTACCAAAAGCAAATGAATAGTCTTCAAAATTCGAACTACAGTAAGTCGCAAGCAGAATCATTAAAATCGTAACCCCGAATAGGAATGCTAGAACGCTTTGGACATATAATTCCACTAGTTCTTGTTACTGTACTCGGAGTACTAGCTCTATCCATATTAGTTATGTATAGATCACTGTTGGATCCTTGTTATATTCACGAGGGATTTGAAGATACATCGACGCCACCACCGGCGGCAAATGCCGCACAACGCACAATGGCGATTAATAATATAAAATCATCGGCATCTGGAACAAATCCAAATGCAAAGGATGATAAGATTACCGAAATTAATACATTTATACTTACGTCTATAACAAATATGGTGAATATGTTCAAAACACTACCGGATGGAATTAATAATGCTCTTGGTCAAGTGATTGATGTTACAGATGATACGTGTTATATTGTTAAGCTGATTGAGGCAAAATATACCAAAAAGCCTGTGGATGCTGCTGCTGCTAACACAAAAAATGGGACGCTGGTGCCACCTTCGCATTTAACAAAATCACGGGAGCAGAAATTATCTATACAAAAGAACCAATTTTTAACAAACAATAAGAGTGATAAATTATTAGAATGTTTTGTAGATGGGCAAGATAGTAGCGGAGAACAGCAAGATATCAGTGGAGCCAAACAGGATATTAGTGGAGCCAAACAGGATATTAGTGGAGCCCATCAAGATATCAGCGGATATACATTTGGAGCAAATAAAACTGCCGACACAGTACCATCAACCGATATATCAGGAGCAAT